CTTTCACGCAGCAGGTATTTTCGACCGTGATACGTTTGAGTTGGTTGCGACATTTCATGGTCGTTGCGACACGATACCCTATGGTGAACAGATGGTCAGAGCTGCTAAGTTCTACAATTATGCTTGGTCTTCACCGGAAATAAATAGTTGCGGATTGGCTGTATTGAACGAATTCAAACGAGTCAATTACCCAAAAATTTATCAACGGCTTACCAAAGAAGAAGAAGGTATTGAAGAAGAATCGGCAAGGCTCGGATATAGAACGACGGTTCTTAATCGTAAGCCTGGCATTGAAACTCTCAAAAAAGTGCTTAAGGACCTTGACATTATCATTTACGACAAGGCGGTGATTGATGAACTGAGAGTTTTTGTCAACAAAAACGGCAGGCCGGAAGCAGAGAACGGTTATCACGATGACTTTGTGATGATGCTTGTTGGCTTGATACAGCTTCATTTACAGTGTCCGCTTGGCGATACCGATATCGAGCAGGAAAGTACAATGGACAGGCGAGGGGTGGGACAAGTTAGTGATTTATCACTTGCAATGGTTGGTGCGTATGATAACGATTTAGATGATGACCTCGACAAAGAAGATTATGAGGATTGGGAATGACGCTGAACACAGTAATAATAATTACGATTAGTTTTGTACTGACATTTATCGCTGGTGTTTTAATTGGTGGTATCTGTGCGTTGAGGTGTGTCAAGTTTGGTATTCGTGCCAGTTATGAAGTGCGTAACGGCAATCAAGGTTTATTCGAGGAACAGGATAATATCCAGGCTGAACTGGATATGCTTGATAAGAAAGATGAACATGGAAACCCAGAACAACAAATTCGGTCTGAGTAAAAAAACCAATGTAGCGATGGCTGCTATTACTGGAATTACTGTTGTGGCAAATTCTGGTCTATGGCAAGCGTTAGTTGCTACGTTGGCTATTTGTGCTATTGCAGGTTATCAACTTCATATTCAGGGCAAGATTGATATACGAAAGGAGTCTCAAAATGGGTGTTAGCCCCTACAAACATCAAAATCAGGTATTAGTTAATCCGGCTGAGGATTATGTTCATCAATTCACATGGGAAGAAGCTGGTTCGATTACAGCCGAACAAGCTGCATTGGCAGTTGATGCCAGAGATGATGCTTCCGTAGAAGCGTTGGACTCAACTAAAAAAGTAAAAATCGTACCTAATGATGGAACTGTCGCTCTTGAATTTCGTTTTCGTTCAGATGCCGATGATGATGCTGTTGATAGTGTTCTTGAGTTATATGCCGCTGCTGGAGATGACCATTATACCAGAATTGCCCAATTAACTATTAAAGAAGGTCTTCAAGAGCATTCGACAGGCATATTCTTTGCTGACAGTATCACAGAAGCACTGAATAACTGGATAAGCGATACCAAAGTTGTGCAACCATCTTCTCCAGATGACCATATTGCGAGATATGTATTGAATGCACATGGGTACGACAGATTTTTATTCATTGCCAGTGATTTGGATTCCACCACTATCTATGTTGATGTTAGACGTGTGTAAGTGGACAGTGATATTTTATCACGAGGTTAAAATGAAAAATCAAATCAATTACATGACGACAACAATAACCATAGGGGTTTTGTTTTGCGTTTGTATTTCGATTACGGCAGAGCCGGTAGCTCCTTTTGACGATTTAGAGGTTCGCAAAACTGAGGTCGAGAGTATGGTTAAAGAGCTTCCTGTTAAGGAAGCTAATCTCAAAACCAAAACATACTCAGGGACAATTGAGGAAGTTTTGGAGCTGCGGGTAGTTGATGTAAACGAGGTTTATCAGTATGCCAAGGAACTCAACGAAAAGGCGGTCAAGGTTTGCGAAGATATGGGGCTGAAAGTTACTAAGCAGGAAGCCGTTAAGAAAATTGTTGATGCGAAAAAAGAAAAGCTTGAAAGGCAAAAAACAAACAGTGAGTTTCTTAAAGATGTCAACGAATTCTTAAACGACCCAAACGTGCTGCCAGATGTTAATGACCCAAACTATGCCTATGAGGTGGAAAGAAATCAGCAATTTTTACTTGCTGTAATGGAGATGTGTGAGCCGAGATGAAGCGATTAGCTGCTATAATGCTATTTTTATTTACCTGCCCTGCATTTGCTCTTGAGGCAAATCTTAACGGGGACTGTGTAGTCAATTTTCGGGACTATGCGATTTTTGCTGCCGATTGGCAGAATTCAGACCCCGATATATCAGACCCGAACACTGATTTTGACAGCAGTGGCACGGTTGATATAAAAGACCTCGCTGTCCTTGCTGAGCAGTGGTTGACGTTTGAAACTCTTGACCGCTCACCTGTAATTGAGGATGAATCATTTAGCATTGTTCAGGGAGCAAGCCAAACTTTTAATATCACGGCAACAGATAGCGAATCTTTGACTTATAGCGTGGAATCACTACCGAGCAATGGAACGGTTTATGATTCGAGTAATACGCAGGTTTCGTCTGTTCCTTATGCCTTGCCGGATAATCAGGTTAAATATACAGCAGACCCGAATTACACAGGCTCCGACAGCTTCACTTATGGTGCTGATGACGGCACTGGTAAGAATCCACCTTGTGGTGGTAAGTCCATAGGGACAGCCAGCATAACAGTAACCGCTATCCCTGTTCCACCAGTTGCGAGCGATGTAAATGTTTCAATTTATACCAAGCTAACCACAGCTATTACTCTGGCTGCAACTGATGATGGTTGGCCAAGTGTACCCGGAAAGCTAAGGTACATAATTACTTCGTATCCGACCAATGCAACGCTTCAAGACCCAAAGAGCGGAGCAAGTGTTATAGATTCAAATGATTTGCCCTATACTTTAAGCTCATTTGGCAGCGATATTTGGTTTACAGCCGATACAAACGACGTTCGTACATTCCAGTTCAAAGCTAATGACGGTGGGACAAATGCAAATAGCGGTGATTCCAATGTTGCAACTGTAACAGCTACAGTTATCGACCATCCACAGGATTCTTTGTCATTTGACGGAGAGGGCTATATAACCTTTTCTGACAGTAATTCTTATGATATTGCAAATGGCTGGGCGATAGACTTCTGGGTCAAAACAAGAGAATCGTTTATCGGCCTGATTGACAAAAAAGGCTCTGGCGTTGGTTATGAAATCGGGCTTTCATCCGGAAAACCGAAATTTTATCTGTTCGACTCTGGTGGCTCTCTGGTTGCAGATAATCGAAGCAATACACGTGTTAATGATGGCCAGTGGCACGAAGTCGCTTTCATATTTAATACCATTACTGGCGGTATAAGATTAACTATTCAAATAGACACAACACCAGAGGTTTTTGAGGTCTCAGGAACATTCCCCGATTTTGCTAATGCCGACAATCTAATCGCAGGTGAGAATTACAAGAAACCGTATCGGGGTGATATAGACAAGATACGCTTTTTCAGCGGCATAACCGGCCCAACGGTAAAATATATGATTATTCAGGGTCTGAGCGAACGCACGGAATCAGGCAATGAAGTAATACTCGGCTTCGGTAAATATTCAGATGTTCTTTATATGTTAGACGAGGGTTCTGGGACAACAGTAACCGACAGTAAGCTCGGACTCACAGGTACACTTAATGACCCTAATCTTGTTCGCTGGCTGCCGTTCAATCGTGGGTTTGCAGATGTATCCGTTCAACAACACTACAGAGGTAACCAATGAGGTATTTAAGGCAAAATACAGCGGTTACGATTGTAGTCGGGCTATTTGTTGATTATTCCGATGGCAAAACGCTATTGCGTGATAATGATGAATTCGACCCCACAGATATTGTCTGCGAATTGGTCAAGGGCAACAGCAGCAGCGAATTAACGCTCTCAAAAACTGGCGGTGATAATGACATTAACCTCACTGGCAAGGGGCTTGCGACTTTAGAACTTACAGCCGGAAATGTAGCTACACTCGGACAGTTGCGATTATCTTTTACAGATGCGATTGTTGATAGTTTTCCGACTGAAACAATCCTTGCCTTTAACGAGGATTTCACTGTTTTGCCTGCCAATGTTTACGATTCAATGTTTGGTAATGCCGAATCGTCTGTTGGTGTTACACCGGCAGGATATATAGGTGATTATATACAGGGCGACGTTGTTTACTTTTTCTGGCACACTTTAATAACTCCATCGACCAACGGCACGATAAAAATTTATCGGAATGATAGTAGTAGCGAGATTACTATGCCCACTGGAATATCTGACGATAGGAATTTTGATAGTATGTCAGGAGTAAATCTTTGTGGAGTTGATTTAAGTGCAAATAATTTTTATGCAAAAGAGAAAGATTTCACTGTGGTTTTGGATGGAGCAATTATTAACAACAAAACTGTCAACGTCGTGTTAGCTACTTTCTCGATTGAAAATCGTTATGCAGGCAGGGCATTTGTAAGGGACGGATAATGAATAAACGTGATTTTTCAGGACAGAAAACGAAAAGTGAACGTGAGTTAATCGCTGAGAATATCAGCAAACGAATCATTGTTAAACAAGGTGGGTTACACCTTGTCGGGGACAATGGTGGTCAATTAGAAGTTTTGGCACAAGGTGAAAGAGGAATGCCAGGTAAAGATGGCAAAACACCACAACATCAAATTGACGGCCATAAAATCAGATTTGAAAATCCAGATGGCACATGGGGACAGTGGATAAACTTTGCAACTGTTTTACCACAAGATGGCTATACGCCGATTAAGGGCAAGGATTATTCTGATGGCAAAGATGGTTATACTCCAGTTAAGGGCAAAGATTACTTTGATGGCAAAGATGGCTATACTCCAATTAAGGGAAAAGATTATTTTGATGGGAAGAATATCAAAGGCGATAAAGGGGATACGCCTAAACATCAGATAGTTGGTTATAAAATTCGATTCGAGAATTCAGATGGAACATGGGGACAATGGATAGATTTAACTCCTGCTAAAGGTGAACCTGGTAAAGACGGCAAAAGCATCAAAGGAGAGCAAGGTAAAAAAGGCGATGTACCATTTCATCAGTGGGATGGTACTAAAATCAGATTTGAGAATCCAGATGGTACTTGGGGACAATGGGTTGATTTACTTGGGCCTCGTGGAATAGATGGTAAAAATGGCAAGGACGGCAAAAGTGTTCAAGGCCCTCCAGGTTCATCAGGCGAACGTGGCAGACCTGGAATTGCTCCAGCAGAATTACACAATTTAGTTAATTCTGTTTTAACTCTACAATCACAAGTCGCTGAATTGCAATCTAAGATTGAATTATTGGGTAAATAAACAATGCTAAATGAGCTGTTAAAAGGCGAAGAACTTAACAAGTATCTCGATGAGATAGAAGCTGCTGGTATGGCTGTTACCAAGAAGTGGCATACTATCTGGCGTACTGCTGTTATGTACGTCTGGAACGAACAACTTGGCGATATTAGGAAAAATCCTGATTGGGAATATATCGTTATCAATTACATCTATCCGCTGATGATGCAGGGTGTAGCAAAACTATCCAAGAACAATCCTAAGGTTCTTGGTCGTTCGTGGAAAGATGAAGATGCAGAATACGCAGAGAAATGGCAGGGCATTATCCAGTATACATGGGAACAGCTTCTCAATATGCGAGAAGATGTTATTTATGCGTTGCTCGATTCTGCCGTGTTCGGTTATGCAGTCGGTAAAATTTATTGGCAGAACAAAGCCAACTGGGATGAGCAGAACAAAAAGTGGGTTGGTGATATAAAACATCGTCTCGTTCATCCGGCTAATTTCTGGGTTGACCCCACCGCTTCCAGAGTCAAAGACGCTCGCAATCTCGGTACAATGCGAAAGGTTCGCCTTGACTGG